AAGTTCATTTTCTAATTGCTGAGGATAAGAAACGTTGGAATAAGATAAGAGAAGCCTCCCGAAAGGGTAGAGCTTAAAGCCCAGACCCTTCGGGGTCTGGGTACTCTCTTTCTCTCATTTTTTTTTTGTTTACCACAATAATAAGGAGAGAATATGTGGTTACTATACAGTTGTTACTTGATTGCAATGACATTCGCAAGAGCAATTATCGCCTTGATTGTTACTCTTGTTATTGCAGCAGTAGCCCTGTATGGTCTCTCCGAAGCTTTTGATGCAGCATTTTAAGGTATTGTATGAGACAACGAATAATTGCATCTTTATCATATAGAATCAATACAGAGATTGCTCCACAGAATCCTGTAAAGTTTTTATCAAAACTAAACTTAGAAGAGGTATACAACCTTACAATACCAATAATCTATCTCTATACACGTATTAAAGACAAGTCTAAGCAGATTTACATGAATGAATTAGTATCAGCAATAGGTCATACTATTCGCTCAAGTTTCAGTCTTAAAAGAGACTCAGCTTTGGCTGCTAAGGCTGGTGCATTTATCTTATACACCTTTGAAGAATGTGGAATACTTAGAGTAGCTCTAGGAGCTAGCCGAGGAAAGCATGCATCATATGTAATTGAAGTGCTGCATGATGAGCATATAGTGAAGATGTGGGAGGGTATAGCTGTTGAGAAAACAGAGAAGCTCCCTTCATTAGCACCGTATGCACCTTGGATACATAGTAAGCACGAATCTGGTGCTAACATTGTAAAGACAAGAAGTAGAGATGTTCTTGATAGTTTGACAGCTGAAAAGTTCCCTATTGTATTTGAAGCTGTAAATAGGGCACAAGAAGTTGGTTGGTGTATCAATGAGTCTGTGTATAACCTTGTAAATTGGGCTTTAAGAAATAAGACTGATGCGTTCGCAGATATCTGGGAGATGCAGAATCCAGAAGCAAAGCAGTCTAAACTTCGTGAAGCTAAGACAATTGCAAATATGGCTAGACGCTTTCTTAATACAGTGTTCTACCATATGTACTACTTAGACTTCAGAGGTCGTAAGTATCCTGCAACAGCTTATTTGCATGAACAAGGTAGTGACCTTGCGAAAGGCTTACTGCTACGTGCAGACTCAAAGCCAATAACTGAACAGGGCTTCTTCTGGCTAATGATTAGTATTGCCAATAACTGGGCAGGTAGCTCAGGTAGAGAAGATGGTGCGAAGACTGATAAAATCCCTTTAAATGAAAGAGTCTATTGGGCTTTAGATAATGAAGAGATACTTATCAGTTATGCTGAGAATCCGAAAGTCAATCAAGGTTGGATGGAAGCAGATAAGCCATGGCAATTCTTGGCTGCTTGTATAGAGCTTAAAAGATTTCGTGATTGGCAAGCCTTGCACAAAGCTGCAATACAAGAAGGTTCTCTTGATGCATTTGCTTATAGCAGTAGTTTAGAAGTATACATTGATGGTAGTAATAATGGTAGTCAGCATCTATCAGCTTTAACGAGAGATGAGATTACTGCACCGCATGTAAACTTAGTACCCTCTGACTTACCTGGAGACTTATACCTATACGTAGCCGAACACGTATGGTCAGATATCAACAAGAAGGTCTCAGAATTGCGTCCAGAAGAAGTCAAAGAATGTGAAGACGTTATTCATACTTTGACAGCTTTGAAGACTCAAATTAATGAGGCTGCAATGAAGTCAGAAAGACGTTCTGAGCTTATTGAAGAACTTCGTAAATTTAGAAAAGACAATGAGAAAACCATAAGTAAGGCAGCATTGGTATTCTGGTATCATGTCTCTGACAAGAAGCATCAAAGAAAAGTTGTTAAACGTAATGTAATGACACTCCCTTATGGTGGTACTCCTTACGGGCTAGGGCAACAACAAATAGATGATGCACGAAAACATGGTATCGATTCCCTGAATACTATGGAGCACAAATGGGGCAGCTTCATGGGTCGTGAAGTATTTGAAGATTGTAAAGAATCTTTAAGCAGACCTATGAGACTTCTGAGTATCTTTGAAGAGGCTGGCAAGAAAGCAGAAGCTGAGGGTAGATTTCTATCTTGGAATGTACCTATCACTAACTTCCCAGTTGTGCAGCATTATACTGAAGGCATCACTAAACGTGTATACGTTCAATATGGCCCACCTACCGGTATAAGGCTTTCTACTGGCTACTATGAAAATACTCTACAGTTGCATATCTGTATGTTAGAAGATCAAAAGCCTTCTAAATATAAGCAATCACAAGGTGCTTCACCTAATGCTATTCATAGCTTGGATGCAGCACACCTAATGATCGCTGTTCATAATTGTAGCTTCCCTGTAACAACAGTGCATGATAGCTTCGGATGTTTACTTGCAGACATGTCTGATCTGTTTGTAATTATTCGTGAATCATTTGTAGAACTTTATAAGTCTGATCCATTGAAGAGTCTAATGGAACAGATCAATGGCAATATATCTGATGTTGAAATTGGCTCATTAGATATTAGCCTTATACTAGACTCTGAATACGCATTTGCATAGGAGATTCAAATGAAGAAGCGTAGATCTTTTTACATCGGTCTAAGCCGTCCACGTTGGGATAAACGTAAATATGCTTAAACTAGGACCAACATTTAAAGACATCAAAGAACAAGTGCCAGAGCTTATCCAGAATTATATTCGGGATATTCTTATAAACTATGGCATTCGTCCAGATGAAGAATTTGAAGATGAACTTGGTGGAGGCTTTTACTTATGCCAATCACCAGGAGATCTAAAAGAAATTCGTAATACAAAGCGTACAAATGAGTTAGTACCTCAGTTTGCTTCATTAGCCACAGCAGCTGATTCTTACGATCATGCTGATTGGATGGATGAGCATCAAACGTTTGCAGCATTCCTTATGGTTTGGAATAATGCAGGTGGTTCTACTTATTTTGTACCTAAACCTCTCATGAACAAACACGCCATTGAGAGTATTGCATTGACACAACAAGCCTGGAGCTAGCATGGAAATAACTCGTAAATCAGAAGCAAGTGGTATTGTTAGAACACGTGACCTAGGTATCACGCAGGAACAATATGACCTATACTTGAATGGAGTGAAAGTGCAAGATGCATTTCCGCATCTAAGTGCCGATGACCGCGAGTTCATTATGACTGGCATCACGGCTGAAGAATGGAATGAACTGTTCAATTTTAATGGAGAATTTGAAGATTCTCAATTAGATGAAGCTCCATTCTAAAATCACTTCTTGTGTATAGAACCCGTTAAATTAATGCCTATAATGGCTTTAATTACTTATAATTTTAAAGAGATATAATACTATGGCTATTCTGAAGAATGTAGAAATGTGGTTTGCAAAACTGGATCCGAAGCATCCGAATGCACGTATGAACAAACAAAATCCTACTTGGGAATTGCAGCTGCGTACTAGCAATGCTGAACAAAAGAAGGAATGGGAAGCTCTTGGGTTTAAGCCAAAACTTATCGTAGGTAAAGAAGGTGCAGAAGACGAGGGCGAACCAGTCTTGACACCTGAAGGTAAGAAACAATGGCGTATTAACCTTAAGAAGAAGTCTTTGAACAAAGACAATGAGCCAGCAGCAGCTGTAAAAGTTGTGAATGGTCATCTTGAAGAGCTTGATCCCAATACTCTTGGTAACGGTTCAATCGGTAATGTTCGTATTTATCAGTATGAATACGACAAAGCTGATGGTACAAAGGCTCTCGCAGCAGTTCTCACGGGTGTCCAAGTTACACGCCACGTAATGTATATTCCGAAGCCACGTGAAGATGACTTTGAGATGTCTGAGACTGAGACTATCATGCCAGCTGCTGCAATTCCAGAGAGTACTGACGATGATGATGACGATGATGAAGCAACGCCTGCACCTAAGGCTACACCAGCCGCACCTGCTCCAACACCCAAGGTAGAAACTGCAGATAGCCACCCTGAAGATGCATTCTAAGGAGATATAAATGGACTACACGTTTGACTCATATCATAAGAATGGAGTGCGCTTTGATAGCACAACACGTATTGAAGACATTCAAGCGAAGTTCGATGAGTTAGACTTTGTTAAGATTCTTGACAACAAGTCTACATCTCATATACCTTTAGCTCATATTTACAGTGAAGAACAACTCATTGAGTGGAATATGAGCAAGGCATTTTCAGCTCAATGGAAGCCCTCTGTACCAGATAAAGCTTGTGGAAATGACAGGGTTAAATGGAATCCTCTTGAGGAATCTGATGGCTTCCACGTAAAGGTTAGTGGAGCTGCTCCTATGAGCGTCTTTAAAGATGGTAAGAAGATTGTAGAGATTTCAGGAAAGGATCACATAAATCCATCTCACTATCAAGCTTACATTAAGACTGAAAATGAGGAGTTGCAGTGGCTGGAAGCAATGCAGTACCTTCCACGATTCAGAGATCCTGAAAAGTTTAAGGCTGCAGTTGAATTACAAGGTAGAAAATACTTTGATCGAAACGGTGGTAAGGATGCCGAACTACAGGAACTCCAAAAGGGTTTATGGTATTTCAAATTTCTAGTTGCCTACATCAAGAATGGTAATAAACCAATTCGAGTAAAAGATATCGATACAATTTTGAACCGTAAATAATTTATGGGAGGCCAGGGTGAAAGCTCTGGCCTTAAAATTATGAGCAGATACATTTTGGACATAGAAGGCGACAATCTTCTACGTCGTGTTACCAAGATGTGGATACTTGCAATTAAAGATATCGACACTGGTAAGAAATCTTATTGGCTAGAAGGCGATTTAGGTTGGCAGGAAGTTCTAAATAATGCCACTTTATTAGTAGGGCATAATGTGTTAGGTTATGACTTCCCTACACTTGAAAAACTCTTCGGCTACAAGCTCCCAAATAACGTAAAAGTACATGATACATTGATAATGTCTCAAATTCTAAACTATGCGCGTTTTCCAGGAAGTAGACATAGTCTGGAAGTATGGGGCGAATCACTTGGCGTACCTAAAGGAGATTTCCATGATTTCTCTAAGTATACACCAGAGATGCTTGAATACTGTTTACAAGATTTGGAAGTAACTTTAGCAGTTTATAGAAAGCTTTTGAAGGAATTAGAAGGCGTAAAGGCAAAATCGCCAAATATAACCACTTACATTCGTGCAGAACATGCTGTATCAAAGTGGTGTGCACAAGCTGAACTTCATGGTTGGCCTTTCAATTTTAAAAGAGCGCAAGAGTTGTTCGCTCAAATGGCTGCAGAAAAGCAGAAGGCTTACGATGCGATTAGTCCTATTCTTGGCTTGAAGGTAATCCCTGTAGACAAGAAGGGTGGTGTTGTAGAAACTAAGAGTCCAAAGTGGACTAAGCAGGGCTTCTATAATAGTCACACGGCTAACTGGTTTAACATAGATCCATGCTCAGGCTTTGAGGGCGAGGAACGTATGGTTGAAGGGGAATTCTGTAGAGTCACTTTTGAACCTTTGAGCCTGGACAGTAGCAATGACGTTAAGACATTTCTGTTTAGACACGGATGGGAGCCTACTGAGTACAATTGGAAGATGGATCCAGAGACACGTGAACAAATTCGCATGTCTCCAAAGATTACTGAAGATTCACTGGAAGCAATGCAGGGCAATGGCAAGCTATATGTAGACTTCTTATCTACAAGCTCGCGTTACTCTATTCTGAAAACTTGGTTGGAGGAAGTAGATGAAAACGGAAACTTACATGGTGAATGCTTTACTATTGGTACTCCTAGCATGCGCGCTCGCCACAGCATCATTGTTAATGTACCATCTGTGGATGCAGCTTGGGGTCCAGAAATGCGTGAGCTATTCGGATGTAAACCAGGCTGGAAGTTCATTGGTGCTGACTCAGCAGGTAATCAAGCCCGTGGCCTTGCGCATTATCTAAAATCTCCTGAATACATCGATCTACTGCTTAATGGTGATATTCACCAGTTTAATGCAGATGTTGCAACAAAAGTACTATTAGAGATGGGTGTAAAGCATGTAGTGCCTCGCAATGTAGCTAAGCGTATTTTGTATGCATTCCTGTTTGGTGCATCAGGTAGCAAGCTGTGGGGCTATATATTTGGTACTCAGGATAAGACTAAAGGCAATCGCTTCAAGAAAGCATTCACTAAGGCAGTTCCAGGGTTCCAGGAATTACTTAAGAAATTGGAGAACATTTATGGTTCAACTCAACAATTTGGAATGGGTTATATTCCTGGTATTGCTGGGAATCGCATTTATGTCGATAGCTTTCATAAGCTTCTTGTGTATCTTTTACAAGCTTGTGAAAAAGCAACATGCGCAGCAGCAGTCATGCTCACGATGGAAGGGCTTGAGCGAGAGAATATTCCGTATCAACCATTAATCTTCTATCACGATGAAATTGATTTCATGGTTCCAGATGAACACGCTGAGAGAGCTGCGATAATTGCTAAAGAAGCCTTTAAAGAAGGTCCAAAGCTATTTGGCATTACCATTATGGATGGCGAGGCTAAGATTGGTTTAAATTGGAAAGAATGTCACTAATGTTTGAATATAAGGTTATCGAGAATGTCTTAGGACAAGAGATGTTCAATAACACTGTATTAGTCGGTAGACACTCTAAGTTTAAGAAGGTAGATGTAGGTTTAGGCGATACTTTGTATCTGGCCGAAGTCCCAAAGAATCTTGAGCAACACCTTATAAATGCAGTATCAGGTGCGACAGGATTCAATCTGTCTTGTATCCAATCGTTCTTTAGACTTAATACACCAGACCTGAATAACGCTATTCGTATACATGCTGATTCTTTGATTAATGGTATTAAGCCTACTGTTGCTGGAGTATTCTATTTAGAATCAATGCCAGGGACAGGTACAGCTTTGTTTGAGCACAAGATCTTTGGTAGATACAGCAAAGATCCGTCAAGAAACGCCATTTACAAAAGAGAAGAAGGCTGGTCTGCGTATATGAAATATGAAGCAGTAGCTAATACAATGTTTGTTTACAACTCTGATTTTTATCATGCTAGATTCCCATGGGAGGCTTATGGGCATGACAAAACAGATGGTCGAATAGTTGTAGTCTTGTTTATGAGGCAAGTATGAATAAGAAAGAGTATCTGTTAGTCTGCTTTATGGAAGAATGTATAGAGACAGCGCATGCTGCTTCTAAAGTTCTTCGCTTTACAAAAGACGACTCTCCAGTAATTGGTGGAATTACTAATTATCAGAATCTTTGCAAAGAGTACAGTGAACTTCTTGTGACTATTGAGATGCTTAGAGATGTAGGTATCTCTCTAGAAGCTGATCCTAGAGTGATGGAAATAAAACGTAAGAGAATTGCAGATTATGCACATTACTCTAAATTGCTGGGAGTTATAAATGATTCCGATAATTGATGGTGATGTTATTGCCCACTTATCATGTAAGAATCGTTGGATGAATGAGAATGGTGAGCGTCTTATTAGCTTAGATCAGGGTGAGTATCAGTTTTCTAAAGAAGAAGATGAAGCTTATCTTAATAAGTGCTGGTTCGAGTTTAAAAAGCTAATGAAGAGCATTTCAGATATTACATTCAATGATGATTACTTAATGGCTGTAAAAGGCGATGAAAATTATAGAGACACTATCTATTGTGACTATAAGGCAAATCGTCGTAAAGATCCAAATAAGCGTAATAACTTTGTTCCTGTTCTACGAATGAAGGCTGCTCAAGAACTTAATGCAGTTGAAGCACATGGTCGTGAGACAGACGATCTGCTGAGAATGTGGGCAGAGCAAGCAAGAGCTGTTGGAGAGCCTTACGTCATTGTATCTGTAGATAAAGATCTAGATTGTATTCCAGGCAAGCATTACAATATCAAGAAGAATATCTTCTATGATGTAAGCGAGTTGTATGCAACTAGATTCTTTTATCAACAGCTAATGTCAGGAGATCCTACAGATAATATTCCAGGTATTTGGAAGTGTGGTCCAAAGACTGCTGAAAGAGCATTACTTAACATTGATGACGAAGTTGAGATGCAAACCATAGTTGTTGAAGCTTACATCACAGCTTATGGTGAAAATTGGTACGACATGCTACTATCTAATGGTAAGATGTTGTATCTTCAAAAGCATGAACATGACTTTTTCAGCATCGATGACTGGTATATTGTTGATGCTTTAGGCCGTCCTGTGTCAGTTGCAGAGCCTGAAGTGTCAGAAGTGCCGCTAGAAGCTGCCGTCTTGGAGCAGAGTGAGACGCAAACGCCACGGCCATCACCGTCGCCATCCCCGAAAGTTTGCGTTGCACCTGCGCCCAAAGAAGTGCCTTCTTGTACCACTCCCATGCCGGACATGGCCTCCCGCCCCTCCCCTAAACCTTTTATGGGAAGCGTTCCTAAGAAAGTATAATATGATTGGAAGATTATTTCGTAATAAGAGCACTGGACAGTACTATAAAGTAGAAAATATTGCTATAGATGCTACAAATGAGCGTAACGGCCATAGTGTAGTCATCTATCGTAGATCTGATACTTATAGTCCAGTATTTGTAAGAGACCTTCCTGAATTTACTGAAAAGTTTGAGATGGTTGATGATAGACTTTACGATTAAGAAAGTTCAAGTGAATGCTGAAGGAGAAATAGTTGAAAAGAAAACTTCGCCAAAACTCCCAGCAGACATTCCAAAGAAATCTAGTACAGGTATCCGCACTGTCAAGGTCTCTTTGTCGCCAATTACAAGAACAAAACGAAAAGACTATTCTGGAAATGGTCATTGGGAATTTGAAGAAGCCTTAGGCCAGAATGGTGAGTTCGGATTTATCTACTTGATACATGATATCTTAAATGATAGAATGTATATTGGCAAGAAGCAATTCCTTGGTACAGGTAAAAAGAACAAAGGTGTTTCTACCAACTGGCAATGGTATACAAGCTCTTGTAAAGAACTCTGTGAGAGCATCAAGGCTAATGGTAAGGAGCACTTTAAGTTCTACGCACTTGAGCAGTATCGTATCAGAGGTAGCTTAGGTTTTGCTGAAACATGGTCTATATGTCATGTAGAAGCGTTAGCTAATAGAGACAAATGGTACAATGGGTTGATAAATAAAGTTTCATGGAATGTCAAAGAGTCAATTACAGAAAGACACAAAGAAAGGTTAAAGGCAATACTATGCAACGAAACTATGCAAATATGGGAACCTTCCAGTACGCTTGTCACGCTTTAATGCTAGTCTGTGGTGTCGCAACGATAGTCACTTTGCTTTTAGGTGTAAGTGAGTTATTCGATACATTTAAATTCGAATCAGCAGATTATGTATTGTTAGCTGTGCTGTTTGGAATAGCAGGAAACATTTTCAAATCGTTCTCTGAGATCACTAAATGAGTAAAGAAGACCCGCCACTTCCAGGAAAGTATCCCTGCTTAGACCCTAAGTGTGGAAGTAGTGATGCTAGAACTAAGTATGAATCAGGTTCTAGTCATTGTTGGTCTTGTGGTAGAACATTCAGAGCAGGTGTAGAAGATATGGAAGCTGAAGTAAAGCCAAAATCACCAAAGGTATATAATACACCAAAGCTTCCTTCGATGGAAGAAATACCTACGTTTGCGCATAGAGGTTTTAAAGAACGTGGTATTACAAAAGCAGTATGCGAGTTCTTTGATGTACGCGTCAGCTATGACCCTAATGGTACTATAGATGCTCACTATTATCCTTACCTAAAAGATGGCACACTAAGTTATAAAGTGCGTCAACTACCAAAAAGCTTTGTTTGGATCGGTGGTCCAGGTGATGCTTTCGGTATGGATAAGTTCAATGGTGGTGGAAAGAGACTGATTATTACAGAGGGTGAAATTGATGCCTTAAGTGTCGCTCAGGCACATTTAGATAAGTACAATAAGATCTATCCTGTAATATCACTCGCTTCAGCCACTTGGACAAATAAGCTAATAGAGCATCGTGAGTGGATTCGTTCATTCAAAGAGGTAGTATTATGTACCGACAATGATGAAGCGGGTCAGGTTGCATTAGACAAGCTTCTTAAAATTGTAGGTATCGACAAAGCAAAGGTTGTAAAATATCCCACAGGCTGTAAAGACATTAATGATGTACTTACAAAGCATGGTGGTAGTGCTGTAATGCAAACTATCTGGGATGCGACATCATGGTCTCCAGCTGGTATTGTAAATAAAGAAGAGTTGTGGGAACAACTTGTAAACTATAATGCTAAACAATCTCTACCATATCCTTCATGTTTAGAAGGTGTAAATACAAAGCTGAAAGGCATGCGTACAGGTGAGATTACTCTATTCATTTCGGGAACTGGCTCAGGTAAGTCTACAATCCTACGTGAGACTATGCTGCATATTATAGCCACAACTGAAGAAAAGATAGGTGTTATATCTTTAGAAGAAGCTCCTGCAGAAACAGCTCGAAAGCTAGCAGGTATGGCTATTGATAGAAATCCTGCTTATGAAGAAATTCCTTTAGAAGATCTCAAAGTAGGTTTCGATCAAGTATTCGGCACTGACAGAGTTGTTGTACTAGATCATCAGGGCAGCATCAAAGATGACTCTATTGTAGATCAGCTAGAATATATGGCATTGATGGGTTGTAAATATCTGTTCATTGACCATATCACTATATTAGTCTCTGAAGGTGCTGACGGTCTTACCGGTAATGAAGCAATCGATAAGGTGATGAATGATCTGTTAAGATTGGTTAAGCGTCATGATATCTGGGTAGGTCTTGTATCACATTTAAGAAAGGTGCAAGGTGGCGGTAAGTCTTTCGAAGAAGGCAAGTTACCATCTATTGACGATATCCGTGGCTCAGGCTCAATTAAGCAGATCAGCTTTGATATCATTTCTTTTGCTAGAAATCTAACGGCTGAGAATGATACAGAGCGTAATACAATTAAGATGCGTATACTAAAATCCAGATATACTGGTCTCACTGGTACAGTTCCAGGAGCTTTCTATAATAACATGACTGGAAGACTCTCAGGACTAGATTCAATTAGTTCTGACGAGTTTGCGGTATTAGAGTAAGTATATGAGCGAAAACATCAAAACACCTTGGAGTACAGTAGGATACCTAACCTATAAACGTACCTACAGCCGCCCTATTGAGGGTACAGATCGAACTGAAGAGTTTGAAGAGACAGTAAATCGAGTACTGGAGGCTACAGATAAGCAATTAAATGTAGGCTTCACACTTGATGAAAAGGAGAGACTTCGCAATTATTTATTGAGTTTGAAAGGCTCTGTAGCTGGCCGTTTCTGGTGGCAACTAGGTACTAAGACTGTTGATAACCTTGGTCTAGCTTCTTTACAAAATTGTGCATTCACTGTAATTGATCATCCAATTCGCCCTTTCTGTTGGGCAATGGATATGCTAGCTTTAGGTTCCGGCGTAGGCTATAATCTTCAGAACAAGCATGTAAGCAAATTACCGGTAGTACGTGATTGGTTTACTGCACCTAAACGTATAGACAATGGTGGTGCAGATTTCATTATTCCAGATAGCCGTGAAGGTTGGGTTAAATTTCTAGGCAAGACTCTTAAAGCTGCTTTCCTAAGTGACAGTGTAGAGAAAGGTACATTTACATACTCTACTCAGGTCATTCGAGGTAAAGGTGCTCCAATCAAAGGCTTTGGCGGTGTAGCTAGTGGCCCAGAAGATCTATGTTGGGGTATTGGCAAGATTAGTGAAATTCTAATGTCTCGTGCAGGAAAGCAGGTTCGTCCTGTTGATTGTCTGGACATTATGAACATTATTGGTCATATCATTGTAGCAGGCAACGTGCGTCGTTCAGCACAAATCGCTATCGGTGACCCTGATGACATTGAGTTCTTACTGGCTAAACGTTGGGATATCGGTAACATTCCATCCTGGCGTGCAATGTCAAACAATAGCGTAGCTTGTGACGATCTGCGCGACCTGCATGAGTACTTCTGGCATGGTTACGAAGGTAAGGGTGAGCCTTATGGTTTAATCAACCTTCGACTGTCACGTAAAGTAGGTCGCTTGGGTGAAACAGATTACGAAGACCCTGAAGTTATGGGCTACAATCCTTGTGCTGAACAATCGCTAGCCCCTTATGAGACTTGTTGTCTGGCAGAAGTCTTTTTACCAAATGTAACATCGTATGAAGAATTCATCGACATCATTACACTGTTATATCGTATCAACAAGCATTCATTGACACTTGATTGTCATCATCCTGAAACTGAAGACATTGTATTTAAGAACATGCGTATGGGTATCGGTTTAACTGGTATTATGCAAGCTTCTAAAGAACAATTAT